CACCCGAGAGATCGGACACTTGAACTCGACCAGACGACCATATCGCATCGGATCTTGGTTTCCCCGTGGAACAATCAAACCGTCCGGAGAGGCACCCAGGAAGTCGGAGATTGGATGCGTACAGCACCCGACATCGATCACCTCACACTCTGTGGTCTCCTCGAAGATCTTCTTGGCTACCGGCTCGAAACGGGTTCCCCAGATCAGAGGACCCACGGCATTAGCTCCCGAGACGTGCACGGGCGGTTCCAGCTTCTTCTCCAGCAACTCGAGACGACTGGCTGGAGATTGCCAGACCTTCGTGACCTCTGAGGCTGTGATCATCGTACCCCGCTTGTTGTGCCAGGCATCCGTGCGCTGGTCTTGGTTGCCGTACAGCCGAATCGTCCGCTCAAAGTACCGATCGCGCAACCAGGTACGACCAAAGGGACCCTTCATCAGATACTCTACGGTTCTCATGGCCTCAGTCTTCAAGCATTGGTACGACAGCGTGCTCGACTGTCTGCACAGACACAGAAACTGCCGGATCCGGGTGTTCAGATGGGTGTACGGCCGATTCTCCAGTAACCATCTCGTCAGAGGCTCCGCTAGAGGATACTCCTGCGGAAGCACCTCCACCTCCATTATCATCCTCAGCCTTGCTCTGCGAAAGTTCATTTTGAAGTCGTGCGTGAGCAAGAAGGGCCTCCTCCAATTCCTTCTCCGTTGCCGGACGAAGGGCGATACCAAAGAGGTCCTCGCAGATCTTGGACAGAACCTCGCGATGCTCCTCGATCTTAGTCAGCTCGGCAGGAATCGTCGAATACGGAGTCTCCAGGGCTTGAACCTCACAGACCTCGTTGGCAAAGGAACACTTGGCCAGTTCCTCGGCAAAGAGCTTCTTGGAGGCCTCGGACAGCTTGAACTCGTCCTTGTTAAGGGCCTCAATGGACTGGAGGATCTCCACGACGTCCATTTATAGTTATCGCATAAACTAGCTTTAAGCAAGAATACCTGCGTAATACAAATGGCCGATACCATTACCTCAATCCAAAATCGCGATCATTGGGTCCTTCACCGCCTTAGTGCTTTTTACAACGACAACTCCAACCTTGAGCGCATTCGTTCTATCCTGACGGGCGAGTCCAAGATCAGTCTGCGTCTCCTGGATTGGCTGGTCACCAACTATGCGAAGAAGCACAATGTCTCCTACCTGACCACGAACAACCGCCACGTCATCGTCTACCTTGCCTACAAGTCCCATCTCAAGGCCTACAGCAAGAAGATGTTCGATCCCTTCTGCCGTTGGAAGCGTATTCAGTTTATGGGTCTGGACACGACGGTCGGTCAGCTGAACTTCTTTGAGTGGGCAATTCAGGACGAGGTTCTGAACTACCTGGAGCAGAACTACGATGATATTCATGCGGACATGGAATCCTGCTCAGCCGTGATTCAGCCCAAGGAGGCCGGTGAGCGTCGGAAGCGCCATGAACTCTCGCGTTCAGCCACGAAGGCTGTGCGTCATCATGACGTAAAGGTTGTTGTCTCCTTTGATTAATGCAGTCGATTCTCGACCCCAGCAAGATATATCGCAATCTCTCTCGGGATGTGGTTGAACAGGACCTTGATGTCGTGTCCGACCTCTGGAACATGGACGGGCGTGATGTCTATCGCGGTACTCGCGATACACAGTACACTCATGCAAATGTATACTGGTTATATGATGAGGACTTCAATCGTGTGGGGCTGGTAGAACACTCCAAGCAAAACCACTCGGACTTTCGGATCCTGTGGTTCTTTGATGACCCCTTTGCGACCCTGCTCCAGGAAGAACGCTGGGAACAGGAGGGGAGTCTGTGGGAGGTTCTGTCTGAGAATGCAACCCAGCGGTTTCTTGCGGCTGGATGGACGACACCCAAGCAGGTTCTTGAGCAGTGTCTTCACGGACCCGTTCGGGTTGTGACACCTGAGATGGTGGTCAATCCTCCGAAGGTTCACGTCTGTGATCACTGCCACAAGAAGTCACTGGATCCCATTCCTCACGCCGGGGCCTACACGGTTCCGCTGGACTTCCCACACAAATCAAAAATTATTTTTGTGGACGATGACTTGGTCGTCTCACGCTCGCCTACTCGTACTCGTGTCTTTTCACTCTTGGGCTTCACATCGCCGCCGCGACACGACGCCGGTTCTTCGGTGCCGCAGCAGCAGCCGAGGCTGGTGCAGGAGCCGGAGCAGGTGCAGACTCAATCGGCTGCTCCTCCTCCTCCGTCTGCTCCGGGAACACCTCCTGAGACGTCTGAACCTGAGCCCGCTGAGGAGCCTCCTCCTCATCCTCAGGAGCACCCTCCTCCGGCTCGAACACCTGCGCTGCCGTCACGCGCTGACCAGGGCACACCTGAGCGTACGAGATTCGCCACGTCACGCCGAAACCCTGACCGGACACGTAGATACTCGGAGTAACCACGAAGCGAGCCTCCATGCGCTTGGGGAAGACCGCCTCCAGATTCTCAAGCGTCAGGGCGATCTGCTTGTTGGACGTATCAACCGCCTCCATGTTGACCTTCCCGTCGTAGACCGGGACCTTCATACGGAAGCTGGGCGGATACTTACCGTTGGGCACCCACTCACCGTTCACCTTCTCTACACTCGGGCTCATCAGCGACTTCATGCTGTCACGAAGCACATCCTCCTTACGAGCACGACCGAACCACTGCGTGGACTTCTCCGTCGCCGTACGGATGACCTTCTCCTCCAGATCCTTGAGGAGATTGTAGAGCTGACCCACCTCGCCCGCCTCCGAAGGCGCACGCTCCTTAGCGTACGAGTCACACCCCTGAAGACTGGCCATCATCGTGTACGTCGTGCCATTCTCCGTCTCCTTCACGGAGACACCCATGTTGTACCGCATCTTCGGGATACGCATCTGCAGATTCTGACCATTGTACTTGATCGGGACGCTCTTGCTACCGTTCATCTTGCTGATGCGGATGTCCCCGAAGGTGACCTTGGAGATGTCGATGTTGCTGACGTTGACGATGGCGTTGACGGACATTCTAGCTGTGATATACTATCTATGGTGCCTGCTGGTCCTAAATCCGTTTTGGCCGCAACAAAACACATTTAGATAAGGACGCTGAAATTCATATAAAACATGTCGGGTGTCATTACGGCCGAGTATCTTCGGAACCTCAACCCTGTTCGTGTCTATGCTCGTATGAAGCGGTCGATGGCGAACACCTTCATTGATATCTTTGAGATCAAGATCATGGAGGCCGCTCGGGCAGGCAGGACGAGTGCAACCTCGGCTGTGGTCAACTACTCTGTTGTTCCTAACAGCAAGGACACCGAGCTGGAGGACCTGATTATCGATGAGCTCTATCGTCGGTTCCCGGGATGCCGCATCGTGTACAGCGAGTCCTTTGGATACACGGTCGATTGGGAGAGCGGTGAGTAATGCGTATCACTACTTTCAAGAAACAATATGAATAACAGTAATGGTTCGGTGTGCGGCTGTGAAGAGTAGGAAAGAGCCCACCCTCCAATGTCCCCATAAAGCTATTTTTGGCTCTGACGTTTGCGGTACGCATGTCAAAGCAAAAAATGTCCGTCGTTGGAAGGATGAGCGTGTCGACGATGTGCGTGTCGTTCTCTGCCAGTCGGTTGCCCGTTGTTGGAGTCTTCGTCGTCATCTGCGGTTAGCAGGACCTGGTGTTCTGAAGAGATCTGTGGTTGCTAACGATGAGGATGTCATCACCTATACGGACAAGTCAAAGATCCATCCTCTGAACTACTTTGCCTTTGAGGAGAACGGCAAGGTCTGGTGTTTTGAGTTCGGATCGATCTGGTCGTGGATGTCTCGCAGTGCTGTCCCGTTGAATCCCTACACCAAGGTACCGTTGTCGTTGGACACACGACGGCGATTACGAGAACTCTGGTACACCCGGGCCGTCAAGCGGATGCCTCATATGATTGAATCCAGTCCCGTCGAGGAGAGGATTGAACATCGTTGGAATATCCTGTGCCAGGTGTTCTTTGATAACGGCTTCGTTGATGCAACCACAGATCAGTTTTATGGACTTCCTCGGTCGTCTTATGTTGCCGTGTTTCGCATGGTCCATAACGACCTGGAGGCCAACCAGAGAATGGAACGAGCTCTGTGTCTGGCTATGTTGACTCCTGTGATCATGGAGAAGAACAACCCCACCTACATCATGAACGCCCTACGCATTCTGTTGCGAATCCTACTCACCCAGCGCGAACCCTACAACACGGTCTTTATTGTCATGTCGGCCCTCTTTCGTGTGTAAAACGGATTGGCTCAACCATTTACACAGCAGGGTTCAACATGAACATCTTCGCTCTATCTCCCGATCCCAAGCAGGCGGCTCAAATGCATTGCGACAAGCACGTGGTCAAGATGATTTTGGAGAGCGCCCAACTGCTGTATTCTGCGCATTGGATGGTAAATCCTGACGATCTTCCCTCCGATGCATATAAAAAGACCCATGTCAACCATCCGTGTGCGATTTGGGTCCGAGAGTCTCGCGCGAACTACCAGTGGCTCTGTCACCTTGCCTACTGGCTCTGCGAGGAGTACACCTATCGCTACGGCAGGATTCATGCGACCCACGATCGCATCATCTGGCTCGGCGACAATGTCCCGGAGCTTCCGTCAATCCCTCTCACTCCCTTTCGTATGGCAATGCCGGAAGAATTCAAATGCGACGACCCCGTACTAGCCTACAAAAAGTACTACCTCGGCGCCAAGCAACGTATGCTCAAGTACACTTTGCGTCGGGAACCTGAATTTATTCTGATGAAGCGATTTACATGACCGCGGTGGGTAATAATCATATCAATCGCGTTAAATGGAGGCTTCTAAGACTGTCGCTACTAAGTCAAACAAGATGGCCCCGAAGAAGGATTCTGCTTCCAAGTCTGCTCCCAAGGCGGTCGAGACCCCGTCCGCCCCGGTGGTGGCGGCGACGCCCGTGAAGGCGGCCAAGGCCCCCAAGGCCGAGAAGGCGGCGAAGGTGGTGCCCGCCAAGGCGGAGGTGACGGTGCCCACGGTGGCGGCGCCCACGGTCGAGGCGTCGGCCACGCCCTCGGAGTCGTCTGAGGTCCAGCTGGGCAAGCTGGCGGAGACGCTCAAGGCCCTCAGCTCTGAGCTGTCCACGCGCGTCCGCGACGCGGTGAAGGCCGTCCAGGAGGCCGCGAAGTCCGCCAAGCGCGAGGCCCGCGACTCCAAGAAGAAGAAGCGCAAGGACCCGGCGACGATGACGGCGGATGAGCGCAAGGCGTGGGAGGCTCGCCGCGCGAACAACGCCTTCCTGGTCCAGCGCCCGCTGACGCCCGAGCTGTGCAAGTTCATGGGTCTCTCGGAGGGCTCCAAGCGCTCGCAGACGGAGGTCACGAAGTTCATCTCGGAGTACGTGAAGGCCCACGGCTGCTTCGACCCCTCGTTCAAGCGCCGCATCCTCCCCAACGCGGCGCTGGCGAAGCTCCTGCGTGTGGACGACAAGGCTGAGGTGACGTACCTGAACCTCCAGTCCTTCCTGAAGGTCCACTTCGTGAAGCCCGCGACGGCGTAAGTAGTGTGAGGACAATCAATATTAAAAAATCAAAAAATAAGCCTTTTTAGCTCAGGGGTAGAGCACCCGCTTTGTAAGCGGTAGGTCGGTGGTTCAAATCCACCATGGGGCAGCCGCGCCTATCGTCTAGCGGTCAGGATCTGAGGTTTCCAACCTCATGACTGGGGTTCGACTCCCCATGGGCGCAAACCTATTATATGAAAACGAAACCTCGTGTTCATATAATGAAGCGCGCTACTCGTCGTGCGACACGCCGTGGTGGAAACAAGGATCGTCCTGCAGTTCCGCCGATTCGTCGTCCTCCATCGGACTACACACAGCCAACCGATACGCGTCCGGATTCTCCTGCGGAATATTCACCTGCTGAGCTGTACTCTCCGTCTC